TGGTACATATGCTTGAATATTCTTAGAAGCAATTGTAATTTCTTGTTGTGCAGTATATGTTGTATATGCAGTAACACCATTTAGTGGAGTTGATTGTGGTAAAATAGTATCTAATGTTGGTGCTTGAATAAAATCTCTAGTATTTTTATATATTGTTTTTCCATCAGTAGAATTAACTTGTTTAATAACTTTATTATTTGATGTTTGTAAACTTCTCATAAATCTAAAAAAAGGTTGACCATAGCTTCCATCAGATTTTAAAGGAATTACTGTAAGAGGTGAAGCAGTAAGTCCAGATAAAAAATTATCTCCTCCTTTTACTATACTTACTGTAGTCGTTAGATCATAAAACGATGAATCAACTATTACCGCCATAGGTCCATTCATATCATACAAACCCGTAGATCCAAATGAGTATGGAGGGGCTAAACTATCTGAGAAATAAGGAAATATTAAACTACCGATAGGTGCGGCGGTAAATCCATTGGCTGCAGGAAGATAATATGCTTGACTAACTAAAACAAAACACTGATTATTTTTATTATCATTTGTAAAAATATTAACATTACTCTCAACTAATGTAAATGGATTAATTACATTATTTGCAGCAACAATTGCCCAGAAACTATCTGGATCTTGATATGTAGTAGCAGCAGCCTCTAATAGAGTAGTTTTACTATCTATTGATATATTACTCTCTTGTATTGGAGCATTTTCTACATCAAGATATGTAAAAAAATCAGAGATACTAAATGTACCAATTGTAGTTTCAAACGAAGTTTTAGGTAAATTTTCAAAGAATTTCATGCGGATGGACCAAAATAATAAGTTGAGATTTCTGATTTAGACCAAACAGCATTTGCTTCTGGGACATATGTTCCAGTTTCAAATTCACTAAAAAGTAATCCTAATAAAGTAATGGATGATGAACCGTTTGGTAGATATCTGACAACCGGATCAATTTCATCATTCTTTTGAACCTTAACAGTTTCCAAAACACATACTAAAGGTTCTCCCATCCAGTTAGCTGTTAGGTTTTCTACACTACCCAGTACAGGACCGTTTCCCTGAGATATTTGCAATGCCCATAAGTTTTGTGGATAAGACCGTTCTGGTAAACCTGTAGCTACTGTAGGATATGATGATTTTCTAAATGACCCTACAATTTCTTCGATCTGTATTGTTTCTGCAGCATTTTTTGGAACAAAAACGTATTGAAAAAAGTATTTTTTACGTCCTTCGGATACCATGGTTGCTTCAGCAATATTACTAAATCTTCTATAAGTAGTTGTTGCAAACATTCTTTCCCAATAAAAGGTAGCAGGTTGTATATTTCTTTTTAATATATTGATAGCTCCCTTTAATCCTCCACCACTATTAGCTACACCGGCTCTACTAATCATAGGTCCAACTGGATTATTGTTACTTTCACCATATTCGTGTGCAACCTGGTATCCTGGTTCTTTTGGCATAGGCAAAGAAATTTGAAGATTGGCTCTATTAATGACACCAGCCCTAGTTCTTTCATTGTTTTTTAATGAATAATTGGCAGAATAAAAATTTAACCAGAGTGGTTGTTCATATTGAGCCATTCCAAATGGATATCTAAAGTTATATTGTGCCATGTAATAATATTTAGATAATTTAACTAAATATTATAATGGCGTACAGAACAATTTTTAATCCTAAAAATCCAAGAAAATACGCAGGAGATGTATCAAAAATTGTCTGTAGATCTATGTGGGAAAGAAATGTATGTGTTTTTTGTGATGAACATACAAGTATACTAAAATGGTCATCTGAAGAAATTGCCATACCATATATGAGTCCTATAGATAAAAAGATGCACAATTACTACCCGGATTTTTTAATACAGTTTGAAAATACAAATGGTATACAAAATTGGATGGTTGAAGTAAAACCAAAGAAGCAAACTATATTAAAGGAAAATGCTTCTAAAAAAGACAAGTTTACTTGGATCACCAACAACTGTAAATGGAATGCGGCAAAAGTATATTGTGATAAGAACAATATAGTTTTTAAAATAATAACAGAAAAAGAACTTTTTTCAAATGGCAATACCAACTAATCAACCCAATTCAATCACAGCAATCAAAGAATTTTTTGATAGGCATAATGGTTTACAAAGACCTAATAGATTTTCTATGTCTTTTAGTGGTTTACCACAATCATTAACTGAGCAAATTCCATCAACCGACTTCCAACCACTGGGAGTAATTATTGGATCTCGAGCTATTGATTCTGTTGCTGACAATCTTGCCGGTTATGGATTAGGAAGAAGTGTTCCAAGATCTCAGAAGTTTCCAATGGGAGTTTTGTTAACATTTGCAGTAACAAATGATCATTTTATTACAGATTTTTATAATAGATGGTTTAATTTAATTTATTCTGGTGGAAGACAAGCAGGATCGTTGAGTGCACCGTATCTTCTTTCGTATTATGATGATATTATTGCAGAAACAACAATGAAAATTAAGTTATTAGATCCAAATGGTAATATTAATAGAATATATACATTTTTTGAAATATATCCTATTGAATGTTTACCAATAAAATTAGATATGTTGGAAACCAATACTTACATGACTTATCAAGTATTGATGATGTTTAGAGATTTCACTATTAAACAAGGTACATAATATGGATATACTTAATTCGCTAGAAAGTCTTTTACCAAAATATCAGACTACTCTTCCATTTTCGAAACAAACTGTTTCATTTGTTCCATTTAGAGTAAAGGATGCAAAAAACATTTCTATTATTTTACAAGAAGAAAATAGAAAATTAGCCTTAGCCAGCTTAGTCGATATTTTAAAAACAAATGTTAAAGATATTAACATTTTAGATTTATGTATGGCTGATGCTGAATTTCTGTTTTTGCAAATAAGATCAAAAAGTGTAGACGAACAATTAAATCTAATACACAATAAAGAAAAAATTCAAGTATCAATCTCTGATATATATGGAAAAAACTCTATATCATCTCAGACAATATCTTTAACCAATAGTGTTAATTTAGTATTAGAAACACCTACGATAAAAGATTTATTAAAATTAAATTCACTTGAGAAAGATGATATAATACAAGCATGTATTAAAAAAGTTATTTTTAATGGTGAAATATTTAATGTTGGAAAATATGTAACAGATGAAATTAAAATTATTTTAGACAATCTACCTATGAATGTTCTTCCTAAATTTGAAGAATTTATGAAGACTCAACCTGATTTATTTTTAACGATTAAAACTGAAGAAGGTGATAAGGAGGTAAATGGATTTTTAACTTTTTTTACTTATCGGTAAAGTTTTTTGATTTAAAAGACTACTACGTTACAAACTTTACCCTAATAAATAATTTTAATTGGAATCTATTTGATTTAGAAAGTATGATTTGGTGGGAACGAGAAATATATGTTAAATTATTAGTAGACTATCAAGAGCAAAAGAAACAAGAAAATGAATCTTATTCTTCAAATATGCAAGGATTTAATTAATGGCAGACGATAATAATATATCACTAGACGTTACAGCAGAACAAATGTTGTTTGCTCCTTCTATTCAACCATCAGATATTAAATCTGCACAAATTGATAGTAGTATGCCAGAAGATATGCCTTTACCTGAAAGTATTATCTTCAAAACACTTGTTGACCCACCATTATTACAATCACTGGTATATCAGGCTACACAAATAGAGGGATCAGAAAAAACAACTGCCGAAGTTGCTGATGTTGGAATAAAATTACAAGTTAAATTTGATCCAGAAGCATCATATAAAAAGTTAGAAGAAAATCTTGATGGTCTTCAAACTACTGTAAAAACTTTAGCAGATAATACTCAAAATACCTGGATACCAAATCCAAGTCCTGCTTCAAAATTTGAAGAACGACCATCATTAGAACAAACTAATTTGATATTTGATGCTAGATCAGATCGATTTGCTCAATATCCTAACTGGGCATAAAAAAAGCCCCTTACGGGGCTTTTCTCAATCATTCTCCATTTCGGAGAAGTACTTTAAAGGATCCTTTTCCTCAATGTCTTCACGAACTACCGTATCCGTGACATCATCTTCAATACTCTTTGAGTCGGTAAACTGAGCACGAATATCGTCTCCGGTTGCCTTCTTGAGTCTAGCCTTGAGTTCATCATAACTCTTAAATTGACTCTTGTCGATAAACTCCTTGAGAGCATATTGCTTCTTCCAAAGTTCTTCTAACTTCTTATCATCACCACCAAGAAGAGGAGCAGGAGCAGCAAACTCTGAACGATCATAATTTACGTAACCACCAACATTACGAATCTTAATCTTGAAGTCTGCACCAGTCCAAAAGTTGAATGGATCAACTGCAGTCTCATCCTTAAATTCTGGATGAGCGAGTGCTTGAATCTTTTGGAAGATCTTGGTACCATACTGATAAAGAAAAACCTTTCCCTTATTCTCTGGATTTGCTGGATCTTCAACAACAAGAATGTTGGAGATGTAAGTCAACTTACGCTTACGATTACGTGCAATATTCTTGTCATCTTCGATTCCACTATTCCATAGTTCCGTATTTGCTTCACAAACTGGGCACTTCTCTCCAAGAGAAGTTGGGCAGTTTTCAAACAGCCAACCACCCTTGCCCTTGAAGGCATGGCTGTAAACTGAAACAAAGGGGGTATCTTCTCCTGCAATCTCAGGAAGGAAGCGAATTACTGCATAACCGTTTCCAGCCTTGTCAATACCAGGTTTCCAAATACGGTCATCCTTGTAACTCTCCTTTGACGTGAGCTTATCCATGCGCTCGGTTAGTGATGCGACTGAGTTCTTACTCTTCTTCTTGAAATCTGAAAAATTTGCCATATGTGTCTTTCTTTCCCCAAGGATCTACCTTGGCCTAACAGTTCTCTGATACTATACACCACGATTTACATTAGTCAATCGGTAGTTTCTTAGATTTAGATTTTTTCATTAAATGGAGGTTTTGGGCTTCTTGTTGAATTTTTTCAATAATGGGCTTGGTTAAAAGTTTACCAGAAGCACTTGGGTCTAAACCCATTTCTTCTGTAATTTCTAAAACACAATCCATAAAAGTCATATTAGTAGATTTTACTCTTGCTATTACTTTATTTGAAAATTGTTCTTTGGCAGAGTCATCTATATACATAATGTTATTATATCATCGTTTTATATGAAATCCAATAAATAGAAGAGTATAAATATTGAAGAACAAGGAACACAAGGATAAATTATGTCATTAAACCCATATTTTGGATCTACATATGTTGTCATCGAAACAAGTGGAGTAACATTTGCTGTTTCAGCTGATCCTGTAGTAATCAGTGGGGTAACTAATTATACCCAAATTTACAAAATGGCATATGGTCCTACTGGATCCCTTACAGTAGTAGATACAGGTACTCCCCTTCCTGTTACTGTAGCTGGTGGTATGTCTGCTACAATTTCTGGTTTCTGTGGAACAATTAATATTCAGGGAGTTGGTTCCGGAACCCCAGTTCCAGTATCTGGTACTGTAAGTGTTATGGGTCTCACTGCATCACCTGTATTTGTACAAACTACAACTGGTTGCAGAGTAGAAGTCACTGGTGGACGATATTTAAATAAATTGACAGATAATGTTTCTGTATTTGGTCCAAGTGGAAATACTTGGATTTATTCTAATATGGTCAATGCCAGTGGTGTTGCTATAGGAACCACTGCAAATCCAATGCAAGTAAGCTTTAGTGGTGTTACCATCACTGCAAATATCGCATCAACGATTGGTGTAACCAATGACTCTGCGGGTAATGGATTACGCATTCAAGGAATGACCGGGGGGCGAAGTGTTGATGTTACGATAGGTAACACCGTTGGTATTAATGATACCGCAATTCTTGCTGGTATGACTAATGTATATGGACAACTTCTTACACTCAATGCACAAATCTTGAGCATTGCAGGTAGTGTGCCATCTAGTATTAAATCTGGTAGAGCATCTCCGAGTGCTTCTGCAACACAGATGGATCTGACTGGATTTACATGCTCATATGGTATCAACCTTAAAGCAGCTGCTACAAATACCAATTTAGTTTACTTTGCAGGTAATACTGCAGTATCTTCATCTGCTTCGTATGGATTGGATCCAGGTGAAGAAATATTTGTTAAAGTAAATAATACTAATAAGATTTGGATTGTTACCGGAAGTGGTACACAAACACTATTTTATAATGCATCGTGAATAAAAAATGGCAGAAACAGACTCAGCATATACATTAAATAAAGTTAGAACTTTAAAAAATTATGGTTTGTACATTACTGGATTAACAGTAGACCCCATTTTTAAATATGGGATACTTAATGCCAAACCAAATATTTTAATTCAGGGTTCTACATGTACTATTGATTATTCTCATGTATATGATAATTCTGATGCTGTATATTTAAGAAAAACTTTTAATGGGTTTTCCGGTGGTGGAGAAACATTTACGGTATCTGCGTCACAATATTTTGATGAATACAATAATGTTAATACAACATTAAGCGGAACCTGCAGAATATCATCAGTACTAAACGCTGGTAGACTTGTTGTTGCAACAATTATTTCTGGTATGACTGCCGAGTCAAACTACAATTATTATGGAAAAAATAATTTTGTTGATACTCCTCAATATACATTTACATCTACTGGTGGCACCATTGGATATTTTTTAGTAAATTCTTTACCCAATCTTTCTGTCACAACATTTAATAGTATGGGAATACTTGGATCAATATATGGTTTTCAAGAATATATTGAAATTAGTGGTGGAACTTCTAATAATGCTGAAAGAATTCTAGTAAATGGAACAACAACTTTAAAAGATTCTAGAGAAGTATTATATTTTGCTGCGGGTGGAACATTTCAAAACTTTTCTAATACTGTTACAACTGTGGATTTATATCTACGCGGAAAACCATCACTTCTAACAGCTCCATATAATACAAATGTAACTGGTATATTTACTATTTTAAATGCAAGTGATTCTGATTTAGCATTTTGTTTTGAAAACCAAACAATAAATCAATCAGAATTACGACGTATGAGTTTACCATCAGTATACACATCTAATTTTGTAGATTGTAAGTCATGTTATGATTTGATCTATGGGACAGAGATTGGTACAGACATTTATATAATTTCACCAGCATTTACAAATTTATTGTATCTAACAATATCATCACCTAGCTCCGCTGTTTTAACTTCAGCAAGTACTTTAAATGTAACAATAACACAACCAGTAATATTAAACCGATCAACGGGAAATAATATATTTAAAATAGACTTGAGTCATCCTTCATTAATTGGTTATGATTTAGCATTCTATAGTGATGCTGGGTATAATATCCCACTAGGAACAATTTATAATCGATATGGTATACCTGGGTATAATGGTGCATACGCCATGATTAATCCAACACCAACATCAACAACTATATATGGTATTCTCACTGGACAATCTACAATATACTTTAGTATAAAAACATAAGACCCCCATTACTGGAGGTCTCGTGTCTAACAAAAATTTTACAAATTTTACCGACTACGTGAGCGAACAACTCGGTAGTGTGCACGACCCTTAACGGTCTCACGAACTACAGTATACTTGAGGTCCATACGATCAAAAGCCTCACGAAGATTGCTCATAGTTGCGCGCATATTTGCAACCTTAAAACGCTTACGGGCTTCACATGCATTCAGAGGAGTACCATTTTGCATATAATCAAACACTCTCTGAATCTTCGTCGGACGGTCAACAGTAGTAATATCCATAGAACTTTCCTTTCTTATAAGAAGTTACTACAATATACACTCTATATTTGACCTGTCAAGTGATTATTATAAATAATACTGACTGAGGAGGACTTTATGGAACAGATGAGTCATCAGTTTATAAAATTTGTACGTCAGCATCTTGCCCAATATGGTATGAAACTTATTATTGGACGTGGTAAATGCGTCAATGTAGATGGGTTTCGTTGTTCTGGGTGCTTTGATGAGTCTGGAAAGGCTATTCGTATTGCCAGACACTGTAATCAATTTTTACATGTGCTAGTTCATGAATATTGTCATTTTTTACAGTATATCAATAGCAGTAAAGTATATGAAAAGTCATATAAAGCCTCAAATATTGTAGATGGCTGGCTAAAAGGTAAAAATTATGCACCTAAAGATGTTAAAAGAGCATTTTTTATTGTTAGATCCATGGAAAGAGACTGTGAAAAACGAGCCGTTCGCTTAATTAATGAATTTAAATTGAAAATTGATACCAAAATGTATTCGAAACGGGCTCACGTGTACATCTATAGTCATTTCATGATGGAAAAATCACGAAAGTTCTATTCTTTCAAACAAGATCCATATTATAGCAAATGCGTTTTACGCATAATGCCATCTAATATGGCTGTTCTGAGTCATGTATCTATTCCAACAAAGGTCTATTCTGTTTTAGAATCTTTGATGAAGTGACTTTGAGCATATTTGGCAACAAACTTGGTAAAGGGTTGTTCACCGTAGGGCCAACGATCAATTGGATCCATAAATCCATGTTGAATTAGATCATCAATATGTTCATCCATCATGGATAGAGTTACATCATCTACATTCCACTTAAGTTCACCATCATAGTCAATAGACGGTTCATCTGCAGCATTGTGTTCTGCCACAGCAAGATCTGATATCTTTGCAAGATTTCCAAGAATTTCTAATGATTTAGCACATTGATAAAAAAGATCCTTGTTGATAGGATCTTCTTCTTTGCGTGCTAGTTTTCGGACTTCGTAAACTAGTTCTGAAATTTTCATATTAACTCCTAAGACAAGGTTAGTAAGTATTTGGTTTGTTGTACCAAACCAAGCATCTCATCCCTTATATTTAACAGTGCAGTTTGATCTGCACCAAGTTCTTTTGATATTTCTTTAGTTAAATAATCTTCAAATGAACTTAAAACTTGCATAGCAGTTGTTTTATGTGGTCCATTTAAAGTCAACTCATTAATCTCTCTCAATTCATCTTTACCAAGAGTTCCCATATAAGTCTCTGCAAAGGTATCGAGTAAACCATCAATACCCTCATAGGCTTTACCTAATGCTTTATGTGCGGCATATGACTTAGTTCCCCAGTGATGGAGGCGTAATTCATTTTGAAAATTTAAGATTGTTTTAATGCATGACATAGTATACTATTTATTCTTTCTGCTCTGTATTGATTTCTTCATCCGATTCCTTTTTCTTAAAAAGGTCACCCACAGATTGAATAATTCCTTTTACAGAATCTAGTGCATCTGCTGTATTAAAGCCTTCACCAACCTCTTTAGGAAATTTATTTAAAGGACATGTAAGATCTGGCATCCATAATTTATGTGAAAGGGCTGCTCTTGGATTCTTTGCACTACAACCACAACTAGAACACCAACCAATAGATTCAGAATCTGGTTTAAAATTGTTTCTGCGTGGGCATCCCATACACAATGCTTTTCTTTTTTCAAAAACTTCTTCAGATACTTTACCAGTTAATAATTGAGATCCTTCAACTTTTGAATATTGTGCAGCCTTAGATAAAAAACTTTGCTCGCTTATAGGGGATACGTCTGGTTTTACTTTATAAACATTTGTTTGTTCAAACTTATTACGCATATCTTCAGCTGGAATAATATTATTAGATGATTGATCGTATGGTTTTCGTACATCACACGATAAACAATCTCTCATTGAAATATTTTTAGTTTTTAAATTACAATAGGTGTTACAACTACTATCATCAACAGTCCAGTGGGTGCAATTAATCTGTTGATATACTGCTTTTTTATTTGTTTTACATACCACAATCTGAGGTAAGTTAATATTTTTCATAGATTAATATGGTCCTTGAGCATTTATTATAATATGGTTTCTACCATATGTCAACCCACTTCTTGCAAAATTAGGTTCATATGTGGTATTCCATTCACACATTCGAGGATCTTCAATTGTCTCATCTTCATTATAACTATATTTTTTAAATTTAATTCTATATTGTGGACTTAAATCCGTAACACTTTCAAGTTCTTCTATAGTATATGCTAAATTGTTAATAGGTATATTTGAAGCAAGGCAGTCAGCAATAGACCATGCAGTAGAACAACCTAAACCAGTTAAACCTTCATTAGCACCACACAATCCAGGATTTGGTGCATCATCAGAAGAACATTTCCAATCAAATTTTTGCATAATATCTGGTGGAATTTTAAAACCTTGTTGTGCTCGTTTTTTGCATAAATATTTTTTCCAATTTATAAACATATTTGCTGGAAAACCAATTCCAATTACACCACCAGCACCCTCACAAAATTTGCACGAACCATTTGCATTTCGACATGCTGTACTTGGATCTCCGGCACACTGACAAGTTTTGGCACAACCCAATAATCCAATACCAGTTGAAGTTGCAACTGTAGCATCAGCACTAAAATAAAATCTTTCCGAGTTTATTCCAAATTTGGCTCCTCCAGCATCTAATAATTCTGGACAAAAGAAATACATTATATCTGCTGGTTTTGCAGGAACACATGTATAAAGACCATAATCATTAGCACCATATCCATCTACACGTGCAAGATTAGTATTACATGCATAATATGGGAATATATACGGTCCATGACCAGCAGCAGTTGGTGGTAATGGATCTTCTAAACATGGGCATTTACCCCCTCCACCTTCGGGAGGAGGACCAGACCATCCGACATCAATACATGGTGGAAGTGTGCCATCTGGACAACGCCATTCAACATCTCCAGTACCAGTATCTGGACCGTCTCCCCCACCACCACCATCAGTTCCATCTGACTGACACACACAAGAAACAGTGCAGTTACCTATAGGAGACAGTCCTGGATGTTGATCAATAAATATTCTACCATAATCGTATACATTCCGTACTAAACTATCGCTTTCACATCTAATTCCTTGGCAGTTGCTATCTCCGTAAAGACGGTTATATAGTCTCCAATTAATTTTATCTGGACCACCAAATTTTACTTCTTCTTCCTCACTATTTTGTTTTAAAGCAAGATAACCATCTCTATATCTTACTGCACCCACAGATCCATTTCCAGATGAATGCGGGATATCTGCCAATGCACCAGCCCATCTTGGACCATGTTCAGTAAATAAATCAAAAATATAATCTGGTGGAAGTACATCAGTTGTTCCATTCCATGATATTGGGGTACATGAAATACGTAATCCTACAGATCCACTACTATATGAATTGGTTAGATATGGTGTTGGATTATCCCAATCCCAACTAACAGCATCAATATATCTTAGCGGACAGCCGAAACCAGCACAATTTAAATTATTTAAATTACCATTGTCAACAATAAATACTTGTCCACCTTCATTATTTTCATCTTGACTACCCAATGGATGTGCTCTAGAACCTCTTTTTTCAGAACAATTCCATGGTATTATATTTGGGTCACGACAATTTAAACAACCAGTTTCATCTGTTTCAACAATAGCTTTAATAGTTATTGGCCCACGTTCTGAAAACGATACGCGCCCTCCAACATTAGTAGAAGTTGGTCCATCAATATTTGAACCCCAACATTCTGCCCAAGGAGATTCATTAGGATATACTTGATCTCCATCTACTACTTGATGTGCATCACATGCATCTTCAATACTTTCAATTTTTCCACACTCATTAATAAAGTATCCAGAAGGACAGTCACAACCCATACTAGAAAATTGTACTTCTTCTACTTTTTGTTTTATTGTAATTTTAAAAGTTGTTTCTTGTGGTGTACCTTTATTAAAGGTTTTAATACGGTTACAAACAATAACATCCCAATCTCTAAAAACTCTCCAAACTTTTCCTGGAGCAAGATCACTATGGTCTAAAGTAAATAAAACTCTGAGCGCACTTGTTGGCGTTCTATTAATCCAGACACCATCATCTTCTCGTCCGTTTGACCAAACATATCCTGCTGATTGAAGTAAGTCAATTTCATCAGTAGCATCATAATCCATTCCAAAACACCATTCACCAAAACTTTTTCCTGAAATAGTTTCAGGACTAGGTTCACAAAATCCATTTGAAACTTGTGATGCACCCGAATCATACTGTGAAGGAACAATTACATGTAAACTTATTTTTTTAATAATTCCAGAAGTTATTCCTGATGTGCTTCCAGAAAATCCAGAAGCTCCACAAAATCCAGATGGACCACATGTATATCCTGTTCCAACACAACCACATAATGTTGCACCAGTTACACCAACAGACCCTTCATAAAAATCCCATTCAGGTGTTGTATATCTATTATATGGACTAATCCATCCAAAAAACTTTAAATTTTCGGTATTTACTTCTCCAGTAACTGGATCAGGAAGTGAATAATTTGAATAACTAGAACATTCTGCAGGACAATCTTCCCATCCAAATGGAGTTCCATTATATGGATCTAGTCGATCACATAATAAATCATTACCCAAAAAACCTTCTGGGCAGCATGATGCTGGTGCACCATCATTTTCGTCTATTGAATTATAATCACCACAATATGAAGCAGTACCTCCATCTAAATCTCCTGGTTCAATTCCAGCACATGGAACTGCTTTAAAGGGACAATTTAATATCCAAGGATAAGTAGCAGCAGTAATTCCAGTTGGATCTTTTAATGCATCTCTAACTGCAGATGTTCTAAACAATACATTAGTTCCATTAGTACCACCAACAAAATTTTGTTCCCAACATGCTGGATTTTTACAATCTGGTATTTCAAATTCTTTAAATTTATATGGCCACGGACCACGTGGCATACGAGCAAAATCTCGGTCACATGGTATGATATTACCGTCAGAATCAGTTCTTTCAAATGCATGACAATCGGCTAAATTACTCCATCCATCTTCATTTGCATTAAATGAACGACATGCATCTGGATGGGGTCTAACATTTTTTCCAGGACCTGTTCTTTTTATATCAATTATAGTAGAATAGGTTCCACCAGATGGACCAGATTGTCCGGATATAGATCCTGTTAGTTTTTCTATTTTTAATTCAAATGTAAAATTAAAGAAATGATTATCATCAGATGCAGTTGATCCAGATGCTCCAGATGCTCCAGATAAACCTGGTGAACAGCACATTCCTGTTGGACCGCAACAAGCATCTGAACCAGTATAACCAGATGCACCACAACAACCAGATGCACCACAACAACCAGATGCACCAGAAAATCCACTTGCACCAGACATTCCTCTAGATGATGAAAACACATCAATATTTGTCATATTGATGCCATTAAACCAACATGGAGTAATTTCACCATAATGAAGAGCAGTTCCCCATAAACGAGGTTCTTTAAACATATCTTCACTTGGAGTTCTGAATTGACTTACATATATACAATCAGGAATAAAAATACATGCAGGATTTTCAGAAATAATAGCAGAATCTGTATTTGTTATAGGTACAGATCTTTCTGTTAGATCTTGATCTTGATCAAAGATCCATCCAATCATTGCATGTCCAACGCTTGGGAGTTCTGTAGTTATAGTACCTAGTGTATTCCAATTTGGTTGAGTATTCTGAATAAGAATACCCTCACCAGTTACTGGATCATTTATAATATATGAGTCTGTAGTCCAATGATCTCTATCACACCAACTACATTTATTACAGCAACACGCTTTTTTTGGCATAGATGATCACCCTTACGAACTTAATATTTATAGAATATGTACACCCTCATCATCTGTGTAGTATATTTTATGAAAAGCTTCGTTGCACCACTTGGCACATACTGGACAGGGTTTAGAATTTCTATAGTTACCAAATCTATTAAAACGAAAATTGAGAAGAGTTAATTTTTCTCCTCTTAACGATTTTGGAATTTTTCTATAGGCATCGAGTTCTG